TCATTCGATAGTCCTTACATAACTAAAGAAGAACTTGAGGAAGCAAAGTTATCCCTACCTGAAAAAATATACAAACAAGAAATACTAGCAGAGTTTATAGATGATGGTGGTGAGGTATTTGGAAACTTGAAACTAACCTCAATAATGTCTGCATATGCACAACAAGAGACAACAGAAAAATATTACGCAGGACTAGATTTTGGAAGACAAAATGACTACACTGTACTCATCATACTCAATTCTAAGGGAGAAATGGTTGATTTTTATAGGGAAAGACAAAAGAGTTGGGACATCATCATATCTGAAGTATTGGTTAAGTTAAGGAAATGGAAACCAGTAGGGTATGCAGAGGTCAACTCAATAGGTGATGTGTTATATGAAAACTTAAGAAAACAATATCCAAGCATTCAACCCTTCGTTACAAATAATGATAGCAAACAAAATATTATTGAAGACCTAATAATGGGGATGAATGAGAATAAGATTAAATTACCCTCTCAGACATTAAATGCAGACCTATACAAGGAGTTATCCGTTTTTACATACGAATACTCACCCAAGACAAGAAGAGTTAAGTATGGAGCTCCCAATGGGTTCCACGATGACTGTGTGATATCACTAGCACTAGCATATCATTCATTCAAGACAAAGATAAATTATGGCAAGTATGTCATAAGATAGTTGTGAACGAAATAAACCAAAAATATATTTTTTTATAGATGATTAAACATACGATAACATACCAAGAGAAAGAATATGTGGTTAATGAACCATCAATTCAAATATGGACTAAATTAGATTTCTATAAGGACATATTAGAAGAAAGGGATTTTGTGTTAAAAATAATCAGTGAATCAACTGGTTTATCTGAAGACCAAATAATGCAAGCTGACTGGTTTGACATTCTACAAGTAGCTTCAGGTTTATCAGAACTATTATTAAACATCAATGATGAGTTCCATAATGAGTTTGAGTTCGATGGGGTTAAGTATAAGTTTATTGACCTCCCCAACTTAACATTCGGTGAGTTTATTGATATTGATTCGTTCCTACAAAAAAATGAAGCTGAAAGAAAAAGTCAGTTGAACTTTTTAATGGCATTATTCTATAGAGAAGTTGGTGAAGACGGAAAGATTGTTAAACATGATGGGGAACTATTACAAGCTAGAGCAGAGAAGTTCAAAAACTTACCAGTAAGATATGTGCATGGAGCTTTGGGTTTTTTTTTGCGTTTAGAAAAAATATTACAAAAACCTTCACTAAAGTTTTTGGTAAGGTTGAAGTGGATACAGACGAAGAAGAAGTTGAACAAAGTGAGGAAGAAAGTTTTTCAAACTATTGGGGATGGTTTGGCGTTCTGGCGACACTTTCGAACGAAGACATCACAAAAATAGGAACAATCATAGAATACCCATTAGTATTTGTATTGAACTATTTAACATATATGAAAGACCTGCAAGAAGTTAGGGAACAAAAGATGAGAATGGAACAGGCTAAACTAAAAATGAAACAAAGATAAAATGGCAGGAGTAGGCAAATATAACTTCAAAAAAGTAACTGACTTATTAAAGCAGTTATCAGAATATCACGAACAATTACAAGCTTATGGTATAGGTGATATCAATCAACTAATATACTATACAGAACAAAGATTAAAACAAGATAATACCGAAAACAATTTAGCACCATACTATCCTCTAATGTGGGTAATACCTCAAGGAGCTACAACTGATGGTAGACAAACAACATATGACTTTGACATCTTAATTATGGATATTCTTAACACAAAGAACTTCGATAATGAAACTGATGTTTGGAGTGATACATTAGACATTCTGAAAGATGTAATAGCACAGATGAGATATTCATTAGATTGTTGTTATTCAGATTGGGATGTAGATTATCCAGTACAAATGACCCCATTTAGTGAATCGTTTGATGACTATGTGTCAGGTTGGACCGGTAGAATAAAACTAAGGATACCTGACGCATTAGATAGGTGTGATGCACCTTATGCGACATTCCCTCCTTGTCAACAAAACCTTGATTGTCAGTGAGTGAAATAGATTTAGCTAATTTTAACCAGACAATGGAGTTCTTGGCAAATAAGTTTGCTGAAGAACTACAGAATGCGTTAGAAAAACCATATCCATTTGCACCAGGTTATAAAAAACAGAGAGCACCATTTGGTGTATCCCCAAAGATAGCAACAGGTGGTTTAATCGGTTCAATATCATCAACATATAATCCAGCAGACCAAGAGATAACAGTATCAATGGCTGACTATTGGAGATATGTAAACGATGGTAGAAAACCTGGTAAGTATGCACCCCTCGAATCAATAAAGGATTGGATAAGAGCTAAGGGATTGAAAGGTCGTAATAAAAAAACAGGAAGGTTTATAACTAACGAAAGTTTTGCGTGGGGTATAAACACTAACATAAAGAAGTTTGGTATTGCTCCAACATATTTCTATGATACAGCATTTACCAACTTTGAAAAGTATTTTGAAGATGAGGCGGTACAAGCTTTAGGTATTGATATCGAAACATTCTTTGAAAAAGTATTTGAAGAAAACATATAAAAATGAGTATAACACTTAACATAAGCCAATCACCTATTTTGATTAGTCCATCAAACACTAATCATGTGTATAATGTTAGAACCACAGATAGTGGTTATACATTAACTGATTTCCAATACATTTGTGATGTTTATGAAAGACCATCACAAGTAAACTGGAGTAATAACAACTATGCTAACAGAATAGCAAGATTGAAAGTATTACCTAACACATATGGTAATGCAATCATTGACCTTGAGGAGATTGTTAGAACATTACTTACAGCTAACCCAAGATTTACAGGAAACACATATCCATATCTAAACCCCGCATCTGATGTGAATAAAGTTATCACATTAGCAAGTGGGGAAGTAACCATTGAATATAATGGAAGCAACTTATGGGCTGGTGGTTCACCAAATGCTTCGGTAGACCAGTTATGGCACATCCAAGAGTATAGAGCTATGTTCGGTTATTCTTATTTGTCAGGTAGTTCGATTGTGGAAGTTGTAGATACAACAGCAGCATATCAACCACAATCAGTTACGATATTTCCTGGTGTTGATAACAAGTTAATACCAGCACCATTCTTAACAGGAGCTACACCAGTTACAGGGTCAACAGCAATAGGTCCTAACTGGTTTCAATATAACAACCTTAACCATTTGTATTATGACTTATGGAGACATCAATACTTCTCAGGACAATCACATACAGACACAAGTTGTTCTTATGATGTAGATTATTGTTCCCCATCAGAGTTTCTAAATGCTGCTGGTAGGGATTATAAAATTATTTCTCAAAGTGATGTAGTTGATACAAGGGTTAGAACAAGAAAACATCATCCTGATTGTCCAATCATCGTTTCATTTTTGAATGGAAAAAACCCTTATTTTGTTAATGATATCTATAGCTTGGCTATCCGTGCTAGCGATTCAGTTCACGGAAACTACACTTATTCAGCAGAAACTATAAATAGAACAACTACAACTTTACCATCAAGTATTGAACCTATTAACTCTAGATTCAAGATGGGGGTATTTTATCTACCATATAATGTAACTGATGATGGAACAAATGTTATCCCAACTGATGCTGAGAAAGTTTGTTTCTATGGAACAACATATCAAGCAACTAAAGATGAAAGATTATCTTTCTCAAGCAGAACAACTGAAATATTAGAGTTTGTAATGCAACCAAGAAGTTGTATCAATACCCCAATACACATCTTATTCTTGAATGCTAGAGGTATGTGGGACACTTATACATTTGGTGGTAAGACATCAAAGAGTTTAGATATTACAAGACCAAGTTATAGACAAGAAATGTCTTTGAATAAGCAATTCTACAATGTGGGTTCTTATCAAAGGGGAACAAGAATATACGAACAAGAACTAGATAAAAATTGGGAATGTGAAACTTGGTATATGAATGAAAACGATGTTGACATTATGGAAGAAATGTTTATGTCTCCTGAAGTGTATATTATTGAAGGAACTGTTATCAAGGACTTATCTTGTGTGTCATGTCTCAATGAAGTTAGATTATACCAACACCTTATACCTGTTGTTATTAAAGACAAAAGCTTCAAGGTATGGAACAAGCAATACGAAAAATTATTTCAATATAAACTAACTCTGCAATATGCAGGGTTTAAGAGATATAGAACTCAAGGATAATGAATGTACAATTAGTAACTAATGTAGCCGGTAATCAGGAGTATATCGAATTATTTGGGACTGAAACATTGTCATTAGATGTTTCATTTGCAGAAATACAAGACATAACAAAAAAGAACTCAGCTTATACAAAGGAGTTTGATGTTCCTGGTACAAACCAAAACAATTATATCTTTAACTATTTTTTTGACTTTAACCAAGTTCCATTAGATTGGACACCATCAAAGAAGTTTGAAGCTTGGATATTGTATAATGGATACATAATCTTGTCTGGTTATATCAGATTAAATTTTGTGACGATAGACAAAGAAGAAAAAACCTACAATATAACATTCTATAATGGTGTAGGTGATGTTGCAGCAAATATAGGTGATAAGTTTATGAGACAATTAGATTTGTCCCATCTATCACATCCCTGGTCTTTAGATGTTCCTTATATTAGTCAATATGACCC